ACAGTTAGCAACAAACTACGTTAATTAACATTTAAGGAATACTAATCATGGCCTCACTTTCACAATCTTTTGACGTTTCCGACCTGCCCCAGCCTTCAAAAGACTACAGCCCCCTTCCTGCAGGGTGGTATTCCGCAACGATCAGTGGCGCAGAGGTCAAGGAAACGAAGGCGGGCACGGGCGAATACATCGCCGTTAAGTACAGCATCACTGGCCCCACGCACCAGGGTCGTGTGATCTTCGGCAACCTGAACATCAAGAACCCAAACCCCAAGGCCGAGGAGATTGGCCGCCAGCAGCTGGGCGACATTATGCGGGCGATTGGTTTGGCTCGTGTCACCGACACCGATCAATTGATTGGCGGCAACCTTGTCATCAAGCTTGATGTAAAGGCAGATGAGACTTATGGTGACCGCAACGAGGTGAAGGGCTTCAAAGCAGTTGTTGGCGCCATTTCTGGACTGCCTACCGCTGCACCTGCTGCGCCAGCCAAAGCTGCGCCGCCGTGGGTTAAGAGCAAGTAAAAAAAAGCCCCTTGACGCTTTCACGTTGAGGGGCAATGGCAACTGCTTTTCGGGGAGCAGAAACAGGAGGACAACATGCAAATACCAGACCTTGATTCTATACCAACTCTTATTGATGAAATACACGAAGAGCGCCAAGAGCAACCCCGGCCCCATTTGGGCGCTTCAATGCTGGGTCACAAGTGCGACCGGTGGCTGTGGCTAAGTTTCCGCTGGGCAGTTGTTGAGAAATTTTCAGGCCGCATTCTGCGGTTGTTTCGTAGGGGTCACAATGAAGAGCAGCAAATTATCAGCGATCTTCGTTCTATTGGGCTTGATGTTCGGACTCCCAGCGAAGGTCAGAGCCGGGTTGAGTTTGGCTGTCATGTTTCTGGGTCTCTTGATGCTCGGATTGAGAAGGGCGTTCCAGGCGCTACGAAAACTCCTCACGTTGCTGAGTTCAAGACGCACTCGCTGAAGTCCTTCAATGAGTTAAAGGCCAAAGGCGTACAGGTCGCAAAGCCGATGCACTGGGCTCAAATGCAGGTCTACATGCTGGGCACGGGATTGAACCGTGCGTTGTATGTTGCAGTCTGCAAAGACGACGACCGGATGCACACAGAGCGCATTGAATTAAACAAGGAAGCAGCTCAGAAGCTGGTAGATCGAGGCCGCCGCATCACTTTGTCAGACCGCATACCAGAGCCTTTGAGCTCCGACCCAACGTGGTACGAATGCAAGTACTGCGCAGGCCACGATCAATGCTTTGGCAGCAAGACAACCAAGCAAGTCAATTGCCGTACTTGCTCGCATTCATCTGCATTGAGTGACAGCACGTGGCACTGCGCTAAATGGGATGACCTAATCCCTGTGGAGGCTCAACAGGCTGGGTGTGAGAGTCACGTATTGCACCCGGATCTGGTGCCGTGGGAGCGCAAAGAGAGCGCAAGCGAGTGGCAAGCCATCTACATAGTGAACGGCAAAACTTTAGCTAATGGCGAACCAGGGGATGGCGTTTATTCAAGCAAAGAACTGTTGGCTAACGCTGAGGCTTGCGCTGATGAAGATTTGCAAAGATTAAGGGCAGCTTGGCCTGGGTCGAGGGTGACTGGATGAAAGTACTAATTGCTTGTGAATACTCCGGCACTGTGCGAGACGCTTTCATTGCACGAGGGCATGACGCCATAAGTTGCGACCTTTTACCAACTGACACGCCCGGGCCTCACTACCAAGGGAACGTGTTCGATATCATCAATAACGGGTGGGATTTGATGATTGCTCACCCGCCATGCACACACCTGTCAGTGAGTGGGGCACGGCACTTCGAAGCGAAGCGCAAGGATGGACGTCAGCAAGCAGCGGTTGATTTCTTTATGGCGCTGGCCAACGCGGACATCCCTCGTATGGCCATTGAGAACCCGATCTGCATCATGTCCACTGTTTGGCGCAAGCCCGATCAGATCATTCATCCTTGGCAGTTCGGACACGGGGAAACAAAAGCAACTTGCCTTTGGCTGAAAGGTCTACCGCTGCTTACACCGACCGACATCGTTGAAGGGAGAGAGGCCCGGATTCATCGGATGCCCCCCTCGGCTGAAAGATGGAAAATACGTTCCAAAACGTATCAAGGAATTGCAGACGCTATGGCCGCTCAGTGGGGGAGCATATGAAGCTACGCGACTACCAACAACGCACTATTGATCAGTTGTATCAATGGTTTGCCGCTGGCCACGAAGGCAATCCTTGTCTGGTGTTGCCAACCGGATCAGGCAAAAGTCACATTGTGGCTGCGCTGTGCAAGGATGCTTTGCAGCAGTGGCCTGAAACCCGTGTTTTGATGCTCACTCATGTGAAGGAGCTGATTGAGCAAAACGCGGAGAAAATGCGTCTCCACTGGCCGGGAGCGCCAATGGGTATTTATAGCGCAAGTATCGGTAAGAAGCAACTTGGCGAGCCTATCACTTTCGCCGGGATCCAGTCAGTACGCAACAAGTCAAAGGAGCTGGGCCATATCGACTTGGTGTTGATTGACGAATGCCATCTCGTGAACCACAAGGAAGAAGGCGGTTATCGGAGTTTGTTGGCAGAACTGAAGGCCATCAATCCAGCCATGCGGGTTGTCGGGCTTACAGCCACACCTTACCGGCTAGGGCATGGCCTCATTACTGACAAACCCGCGCTGTTTGACGATCTGATTGATCCGGTCAGCATTGAGGAGCTGATCCATAAGGGCCACCTGTCTAAATTACGTTCCAAAATTACCACGTCAAAATTAAATGTTGATGGCGTACACAAGAGGGGAGGCGAATACATAGAGTCAGAGCTTCAAGCCGCTGTTAACACAGACTTTAATAACAAATCAGCTGTTAAAGAAGTCTTGAGTTTGGCTGGTGATCGTAAGGCGTGGCTGTTTTTTTGTGCAGGGGTAAAGCATGCTCAGGCCGTTGCCGATACGCTAAACGCTTATGGAATCGTTGCGGAGTGCGTGACAGGGGAAACGCCGAAAGCGGAGCGTGAACGCATTTTGACGCTCTACAAATCTGGAAAGATCAGAGCTTTAACGAATGCCAACGTGCTAACTACAGGCTTTGACTATCCGGACATTGACCTGATCGCCATGCTACGCCCAACCATGAGCGCAAGTCTTTACGTTCAGATGGCAGGTCGTGGTCTCCGTCCAAAGAGCCATACCGATCATTGCCTGGTGCTGGACTTTGCCGGGGTGGTGAGTACGCATGGCCCCATCACCAACGTACAGCCTCCGAAAAAAGCCGGGTCTGGCAACGGTGAAGCGCCGGTTAAGGTGTGCGACAACTGCGACGAGCTTTGTGCAATCTCTGCATTGAAGTGCCCGGCCTGTGGGCATGAGTTCCCGCCGCCAGCAAAGAAGGAGCTGGTCTTGCACATGGATGACATTATGGGCATCCAGGGGCTGGAGCTGGAGGTAACGAGCTGGGCATGGCGTAAGCACATGAGCCGCACCAGTGGCAAGGAAATGCTTGCTGTAACGTACTACGGGGGCCTGAGCGATGCGCCAGTGACTGAATACCTGCCGGTGCTGCATGATGGTTACGCAGGCCAAAAGGCTGCTCAGAACTTTGTAACGATAGCCAGGCTTGCAGGAGTAGAGAAGAACGCGCAGGGCTTAGATGAGGCAGTAGCTTCAATGAAGGGTTCACGTCCGCCATCATTGATTGAGTACAAAAAGGATGGGAAGTTCTACCGAGTCATCCGAAGGGAATGGAAATGACAAAGCCGCAAGAACCAGAAATCGTTGTGCTGTACCGAGCAAGAAAGAAAGAACCAGTGCCCAGATGCTGCCACACCTGCGACAACTACGGGGATGATGGATGGTGTGCGTTGTTTGACGTGAAGCCTCCGGACGACTTCACCCATTTTCTAAACAAGTGCCCAGAGTGGATTGAGGAGGTTCCATTCTGATGAACAAGAAAGAACAAATCCAATTTGAGCGTATGTCTCGGTTGCTAGAGGCAGAGCGCAAGAGGGCAGAGCAGGCTTGGGAAGGCTATCGGTCTGCGCTGTACCAACTTGTCGATCTTCAGATGAAGATGGAACGCATACAGAAAGCAATCAATGGTGAAGAATGAGATTCCAACAGAACACGAAGAGCAAAGAGAACTTGTGAAATGGTTCCGCCAGACTTACCCCGGAGTTCGAGTTCTCGCCATACCAAACGGGGGAGCTAGAAGCATAGCAACTGCCGCAAGGCTGAAGGCCGAAGGAGTAAGCCCAGGCGTGCCTGATCTTTTTATCCCAGCATGGAACCTGTGGGTGGAAATGAAGCGGCAAAAAGGTGGCGTTGTCAGCCCAGAGCAGACTGACTGGATCGCCTACCTACGCGGAGTGGGGGATATTGTCTTGGTGTGCAAGGGCGCAGAAGATGCAAAAAACAAAATCACGGGGTTTGTAAATGAGGAAGCATAAACAGGCCAGAGCAACCTACACGCACTGGGACGTGCTAATGGCAAGCGGCACAGAGCCAATGCCTCAAGCAAAACAGCAATGGCAACTTCTGAAGATGTACGAGGGGCTGAGGTCGCTGGAGCAATCAGAAGCCCCAACTTTTCAAGATTGGATCGTCTGCTCAGATGCTGTCAACATGATGGAGATGTTGGTTGAGATGGGCGTTTGCAATGATGCAAGCGGCTTGCTGAACGACGCTGTAAAGGCATTGGCAGAGGCGGGAGAGCGGTACAAGACGCACAAAGTCCTGAGGCTGAATGGCGAAGGCATTGCTGCAATCAGAGCTGTGCTGGAGGACTACGCAGAGGCTATCCGCACCATTCCGGCCCGCACCATGTTGCAATGTCACATCAAGACAGAGGCTAGGATGCGCGAGCTTTTGGCCGGAAGAGGGCGAGAAAACGACATTGTTGTAAGACCGTTTCAGAAAGTAGTTGACAGTGCATTGTAGGATATGCACAATACACACATCGCAACCAAACAACCGGAAGGACTCCAAATGTTTTGCTCTAACGACACCGACCTGAACAACTACTTCAAGCGCCAAGAAGCTACTGAGGCTCGTTACGAAGCCGCTCGCGCCAGGGCTTTGGCTGACATGGACGGTGATGAGGTGGACGGATACGAAGTGCTTTGGGCTGTTGAGCAGTTCGACAAAAACTTGATGACCGCCGAGCAGGTAGGCAAGTACATCATTGAGCACCGAAACGGCATCCTTGACGCCAAAATCGACAAACTACTGTAAGTTTTGGGGGTCTCGCAGAGGTAAGCTGGGTTCGCCCAGCGCCCCCGCCATCTTTGGGAAAACCATGGCAGAGCGTAAAAAGTTACACGTCAATCACCTGCTTAAGAAATCTCTCTTAACTTGGGCTCCAGGCGAAGGCCCAACAATTGAGATCAACTGCTTAGAAAAACTTTACCCAAAAGTGCGACTTGACTGCATTCTGCTGGGAGAAAGCAAGTTCGCTAGGAGTCGCCCGACAAAAGGGCCGCCGCTTTATGGCGGCAGGGTCAAAGCCCAACGGGTCGTTGTCATCATCAAGCACTTAAGAGAATGGCTGGAAGTTGCCAATCCTGATGACGTTAAGACTCCTGGCGAAGTGATGGAAGCGTTGCTAGCAGAACAGAAGAAGATCCTAGCAGCACGAAAAGAACTGCAAGAAATGCAGAAGTTACGAAGAGCACAAGAGAAGTCAGAAAAGAAGAAGTTGAAGCCCAAGGCTGTAAAAACTAAAGCGCCAAAAGCGACGAACAACGACTTATGGGGGGTGTGGAAATGAAGCGGAGGCAAGTAGCCGAGGAAATGCTAAGAGCATTGGCCGAGATCGGGCCCATGACCACGATTGAACTTTGTCAGCACATTGGCACAACAAAAGATAAGAGCGGCTCAATCATGGGCCGCCTGATGAAGCCAAGCGTTACAAAGCCAAAGCGTGTGTATATCTTTGGTTGGACACATGACGCTGAAGGCGCGAGACGTTACCCAAGGGCGATTTATGCGGCTGGCGACAAAAAAGACAAGCCAATGCCGGCCATATCCCACGCAGCGAATCAGCGGCGGTATAGAGAAAAGAAGTCTCAGATGGTTAACAGCGTGTTCCAACTAGGTGTGCCTATCAAAATGAGGTTCAAATGAACGTCAAGGCACTGAAGTTGGTTCGCAGTCTTTGGAATGTTCCAAACATCTCCAAAGAACAGAACCGACACAATCAAAAGCAATGGGTTAAAGCTGTTCGGATGCTTGGCGTTCGATGGCTACTAGCAGAGTCACTTACAAGGAGAAATCATGGCAGATATAGATGACACTCTCAAGCAGCGCGGAGAGAAATACGGGAAGTTCGCAAAACACGCCGAGGTCTCTCAAGACCTTAAATTCACAATCAACATCCACCTTAAGCGCCGAGGCAAGCTGCTTCAAGCAGACCAGCAAGAGGCTCTTGATATGATTTGCCACAAGATCGCCAGGATTGTGAATGGCGATGAGAATTACGACGACAACTGGGTTGATGTTGCTGGGTACGCAACATTGGTGGCAAAACGCTTACAAGGTGAAGAAATATGAGCTGCAATAAAAACTGTCGCCAAGGGCGTGACTGTAACTGCAATGGTTACGAAGCTAAAATGTTGTCTACCATCGCCAGATTGACCGTTGTTGGTTTTGTTTTAGTAATCTTTTTTGGCGTTTACTTGTAGACCTAAGAATAACGATCTTTCTGCAACCCTGCGACGTTGCAGACCCGGCAGGATTTTTCCACCTGCTATGCTGAACCTTAAGAACTGATCCGCTGCGCCTTGAATGTCGCCTCGGGTCAGTTTCATTTTGAGTGTTGATCTTTGTAAGGCTCCGATGCCGAGGTTGAAGGCGAAGCTAACCAAAGCATCAAATTGATGTTGCGGCAGGCTTGCTCCACACAGTCTTGCCACGCCCGATTCAAAACGATAAAGGTCGTTTCGTAAAAGTTCATTAACTTCAGTCTCGGTGAAACTTCGTTTATGTTCTGGCCTCAGCGGAAAGTTCCGTCGGCCATCCATTGAAAGATAGTGCTGATCTGGGTACAGCACATGGCCCACGCCGATCGTCCAGAGCAGGGCAGGGCACTTGTAAGGTTTGAGCCGGACACCTTCAAAGTGCTTAATGAGGTCAATCCCTGCCTTGGAGGTCTTCATTTCCCGAAGGCTCGACCACCAAAATGGAACGCTATGATGGAAGCAAACAGCGCCTGGGTGCCTTCATCCCATAACTGAACGGCCAGAGCATCAAACGATGCGCCCATCCTGACTCCATGCACGAATAGCCCAATGTCAATCAAGACAAGCAGCAGGAAGAAGCCGTAAGTAATGACTGGCCGGACACTGGCCCGCAGGTTCCTGACCCATGTGCTAGTGCCGTCTTGGATGGCTGCATCGTGGACGTAAATGGATTTAGTTTCCTCAACTTGAGCGCCAATCCGAGACTGGATCTGCTGATTGACTGCCTCCATCTCAAGCTGGACGTTACGGATCTCTTCCAGCTTTGCCTCAGCATCAAACCCGAGCTTGCGCAACTGCAACTCACGCTCCACCTGCATCCTTGCCAGCTCAAGTTCATGCCGCTTGTCACCTCGATCTTGGAGGAACTCCAAGAACTTAGGCAAGCCGCCAGCCAAGAAGGAACAGATGGTGCTGATGAGTGTGAGCATTATGGTTTATCTACCTTGTGATCCAACTTGTCGCTAATCTTGCCCAACAAAACCTTGATCTCGCCCATATCATCCCTGTAGTCATCGCGCCGAACGTACCTGGAGGGCATGTTCCTAATGTCGGTGTCTAATCTCTCAATAGCCCGGTAGATGTGGCTCAAGACCCAGCCACCGAAGAAGCCTGCTACGCTGATTGCAATGTTGAAGATGAATTGGGTTTCCATAACGGTTCACTGTTGAGTTAAGCTGTTTCTGTTCTCGCCAGATAACGAATTTACCACTGCTGGGGCCTTTGGCAATTGGCTTAACAAAGCCTTAAGCACGGCTCTGTCTTTTGGCGGCATGGGAACAGCCAGAATTTCACTCAAAGACTTGCCTGAGACCAAAGCTCTTTCAAGAGCGTCCAAGGTTTTGGATGGAAGCCTTGATTGCATTGTTGCAAGAACGGCATTCGCAGCAGTAGACTTTGGAATCGCTCCCGGAATTCTAAACACAGGTTGATTCCTTTGGATGATCTCCCCTGCATAAGGGGCACCCTCTTTTGCCAATTGCCCCATTCTTTCCGTTCTCATAACATCATCTGCAATCGGGCGCAGTTGCCTCATTAACGATTGCCCCATTTCTGTGTTGATGTCAAATTTTGTTGCGCCGAAGATATCTTGCACTGCCTTGGTGTTGTTTCCTGTTACAACATCAACGAATGCTTTGGGATCCTTCTTGTAAAGATCACGCAAGTAGGCAGACATTTCTGTCTTTTCAATTGCCCTCTGGCCTTCAGAATAAGTCTTTAAGTAATCTTTGAAGCCTTTGCCGCCAGATTTTGCGATAGCGTCATCAATAATTGGATTGATTTCAGCCATGATCCTTGCGGCTTCAGCTTTTTGGGCTGAATCCATTGCGCCGGGGAACAGTTTTTTGATGAATTCCCCAACGGAGTTTTTGCGGATTGCGTACAACGCACGAGCATCAACAACCCCAGTTGCTGATGATGCCTTGTTGATATCATCAATGACTTTGTTGACGCCAGCACTAAGAGTGCTATTGCCCGTTTGCCCAACTGTAAGAACAGACCTGATCTTGTTCGTTAACGTGTCTGCCGTCAAAGGCTCAATGCCAGCAGCCCGCATAGCTTGTGCTGTCCCAGCGGCTTGACTAGCTTCAGCGCCAAGTTCCAATGATTTCCCGGCGGCTTGAGTTGCCCATTCATCAGCTTTTCTGCCGAGTTTGGCCGGGTATGTATATAAAGCATCCCAATATGGCATGCCTTTTTTGATTGCAGTCAACTTGGCACTAGCTTGCGCAATGTCACCAGCCTTAACTAGTCTTCTGACATTTTCTACTTCTTGGGCGGCTTGCTTACTTAACTTGGGTGCTAATGCCTCAAGTTCAGTTAATGTCTTTGTAATTGTGTTTGCATTTGACAGAGATTGTTCAAGAACTGGAATCGTCTGGCCTCTCAGAGCCGTAGACATTTCTTTAGTTCTGCCAATTGATTCCGCTTGATTTGCTCCGCCAGCAAGACGATTTAAGACATTTTCATGAGCCGCTTGTTGGGCCACCAACTTAGGCCCTGTCAAACGCAATGCACTGCGCTCTTGCATTTGTTTTGCAATTGCCTGCAACTCTTTAGCATCCGTTCCGGCAATGGCTTGAGCGGCGGTAAGCCCCTCTGGGGCGGCAGCACCCACGGCCCGTATTTGTGCGATCTCTGGCCCAGCGGCTTGAGCCAAGATGTTCCTTGCTCGAACTTCCGGAGAAAAAGCATTCCGTATTACGTTTGATGCACCGACAATTGGAACACCAAGCCCTGGAAGTATTGCGCCAATGCCTGCACCAGTCAGAACGTCTCCTTGATCTTGCGATAGTGGAAGCGTCCCAAGCGCTCCAGCGGCTGCACCTCCAGCAACCCGTGCGCCATAATCCGCTGCTTTGCTACCAAGGCCAGTTCTTGCCAGCCCGCCAGTTTCAATCGCAGTAGCAGCAGGGGTCAAAAATCTTGCTGCCGCAGGAACCAAACTTGCGATCCCTCTCAACCCTGCCGCTGCTCCATAAGGAGCTGCAACCCCCAGCAGAACTTGCCCAGCGGTTGAAGGCCATTGTGGGCCTGTTGCAAGTTGCTGCCTAGAATACGCCTTTCTTTCTTCCGGAGTTGCCGTAGCAAAATCAAACCGCCTTGTTGCCGGCATTCCTTCAGAAGTTTTTGCAGGCTCATCCCATTTTACTGAAGAAAGGTCAATAGGTGGCTCAGAGTCCCATTGGACTTTTGACAAATCAATCGACATAGCCTGAACTCCCATCGCTGTATTGGGCGACTTTTCTTCCGTTTAATGTGCCAGTCCTGACGATTGTTTTACCTGCGGCAGCTGGCAACGGGCTTGCTGGGCCTGGGGATGTTGGCTTAGCACCACCAGCAGATGGCAATGGAATTTGTCCACCGCCTGTTGTAGGAGCAGTCTGACTAGGCCCCTTGACATAAGCATTTTCAATGTCGTCAATAATCCGAAGTGCAGCCTCAATTGGTTGCCGTGGATCAGAAATTGACTTGAGCATTGTTTGCAATTCCACGTTTGAATTAAGTTGTTGCGCAGACATTCCTGTTGCGTTCTTAATTGAGTTCACCAAACGTGTACGAGCGCTATTAATAACTTCTCTTTCAACCTGAGCTTCTGTGCCAGTTGCTCTACCAAGCATTTGACCAGCACCAGTTGCAGCCGTAGAAGACAAAATGTTGGAAATGAAATTTCTTTGTGTGCTTGGGATTGCCCTCATTTCGTCCAATGTTTTGAACGATGTTCTCAAATTTTCCAAATCGTCAGCAAGTTGTGTTTTTCCTGCTTCTGTTTTGTTTTGACGGATAGCCGCACCGGGCTCTTTTCCGCTAACACCAATCACCCCCGGTGCCCCAGCGCCGCCACCTTGATACCTGCGAGCATCAATGGCGATCATCTGACTTGGATTGTTTGGGTCGACAATTGTTGTCACTGAAGGAGCGGGCTCTTGCCGTGGTTGAACAGGGGCACGTCCTGCCGCCGCTCTTGCAGTCACAAAGTCTTGGTAAGATCCGACAAAACTTCCACCTTCTGGGGTTTTTGCAAATTGGTATTCCGCCACCATTGCTGGAGGGGCGACAGGCTTAGGCGTTGACATATCAAGTTGCTTCTCAGCCGAGACAAATTGTCGCAACTTGCCTTGTTGCCATTTCTGGAATTCTGGCATCGTCTGCAATGCAGCAAGTTCTGATTTCTGTGCGTCTGCTTGTTGTTGTGTAAAGTAACCTAGCTGAACTCCTTCATCAAGAGCTGCCATCACATCTGCTGCATTTTGTGCTGATGAAACCGCTTGATATCCAGCAGCAAGGCGTTTTCTACTCAAGTCAAATTGAGAGGATTCAGTTTTTGCTTGGGTTTCACGCAACTTGGCCTGTTCGCTGGCTTGTTCAGACAATGTTTTTGCCATTTCTGCGCCAGGTTTGCCAAATCTTAGCAAGCCTTCAGGAGAGCTAAGGTCAGGATTTCCGGCAAGATAGTTCCTCAGCCCTTCTTGCTCTTGCAAGCCACGCTGATACTCCTGCATCTGCATATTTGCAAGTTCATTGGCTCGTTGCGCACTCTGAATCTGCTGGAATTTGGCAAATTGATTCAGCGGAGATTCAATCTGTGGGGCCTGATAGCCCATTGCGATTCTTGGGTCGATTGGCATGGTTTATCCTCCCATCTGGCCGAATATAGGGTTGTAGCCACCGCCGCCAATGTCGCGGTCATCTGGCAGGTAAGAAACAGAACTCCCACCGCCATAGTTGCTGCCGCCCGGCCTGAACCGCATATTTTTTAAAAACTGCTGCCCTTGGTAATTGTTAATCCCTTGCCCAATGGCATTAGACAGCGCGTTAGCTTGCCCCATGTACCCAGAGGCCCGAGCATTGCCTGCGCCCATGTAAGCCTCACCAGCGCCTTGTGCGTAACCCTGAGCAGCATTTCCAAGTGTGTTAGCCACCGTCTGACTTGTGCCCATCAGTGACTCCAACGGCTGCAATTGATTGGCTCGGTTAGTCTGGTAACGATTGAATGCGTTAGTGAACTCTTGGCTAGCAGCCTCTTGGCCGTAACGCTGCGCACCCTTCAGGGCCGCACCAGAAATCAACCCGCCTCGTGCAGCAGCCTGACGATCCAGCGCCTTCAAGCCTTCGCTCATGCGGAAGGCATAACCAGGGTCTTGTTGGAAATCCTCCATCCCAAAGTCACGGGCATACTTGCCAAAGCCAGGCGCCTGCCTTTCAGATTGATAGGCTTGCTGCGCTGCTTGATCCTGAGCCATCGCTGCTTGGATGGCTGCATTCAGGCCAGCTTCGTCTTGAACACCAGGCGTTCCGGGCACGAATACTTGTTGCCCACCAGCGTCTCCACCCATGCCAACATAACTGGTTTCATACCGGCCTTCAGTACCTGGGCGCATGTATTGAGCCGCCAAAGCATTGCGAAGCTCTGCCTCTGAACGCATGGTCGGAGCCTGACCTTGTAGGCCAAGCATATTCAGATAGCGCTGCTGCGCTGTCAGTCCAGCCTGGCGAAACGGCTCCTGCAAGGAGATCTGCTTGTCAAACATCTCCTTCTGGAGTTGTGCGGCACGATCCGCAGACGCGGCTTGAGCTGCTGCGGCATCGCTGGCGGCATCTGAACCAAACAACCCTCCAAGCAAGGCCCCACCACCAGCAATTGCTCCACCAATCCACGACATATCAATCCCCTTTTAGTTTCTGCGCCAGTTCCAACACAGCATCTTTGTTCATCGGCGCAACAATCACGTTATCAACTTCATCAGCATCGGCGCAGTTGGTTGCGTGAATGCAGTACCAAATGACATCGGTGATTGATCTTACGCCGTGGTGTTTGCCTGCCTCAATTGTCAGGCAAGCAGGTGCGTGAAGTACAGAAGTTTTATCATCCACCATCAGTTCAACAGAACCACTTGCGAGAATAGACAAGTGATCGTGCAAGTGGGCGTGTTGCACCAACCAACTGCCCGCAGGAATGTGGGTCTCCTTGGCATACACACCAGAACTGAAATGATGCTGAATCATGACACCTCACGCCCGCTTGCGCGGATGTTGATCGAGGAAGCCGTTCCAGCAATGGTAGAAATGAATCCACTTGCGTTCAGCACTTGGCCCACCAGCTCTGGGAAGGTGTACACCTCAGCCGGTTGCAGCGTCTTGGTCTTGGTAATCAAGTTTTGATTTCCAGAAGTGTCGCCACCAGTGACTATGTTCACTGAGATTGTCGCAGCCGCCGTGTTGTAGTTCGTGGCGGTGAACTTATCAATGATGGTCGTGACGTTGGTAGCGGTGTACTGAGTGGTTTGTGTAGCTTCAGCGATTTTGCCTGGGATCAGGACTTTTACGGTAACGGTCATGGTGTTCCTCTTTTAACGCAATGGGGCAACAGTCTGGGTGCGAAGGTACGCCACAACCGCAGCGATTACCGCACCAACCAACCCTTGGGCTTCTGGCGACATAGGAATCTGCACCAAAAAGCCTTGAGCAACAGACAACATTGCCAGAATTGCGGAGAACCACATTGTCTTTGATTTCAGCATTATGTTGCCTTTTGCTTTGGTTGATTGTATTAAAGTTCAGATTCTGCTGTGTAGGCTCCAGCAATTGATGCTTCTGTTGCGCCAGAAGTTGATGCATTTATTAAAAAATAATCTTTGCCAAGTATGCTTGTGGAAGCACTACTGCAAGCAGTGTAAACAAGACTACTTAACGCGATAGTTGGTAAAGATGTGCGCATGGTGGTCTTGAAAAACACGCTCCCAAAACCCCAAGTGCCAGCAGAATTTGCATACCTTGATACATAAAACGGGGAAGCAATGAAATACCGCTGGCACCTAGATTGTTGTGTTGCGGCATCAATATATTCAAAAGGAGTAGCAGTAACCCCAACCTCTAGCTGAACAGAACTTATGCTAAACGTAATCGTGCCAGTTGCCACACTTTGCGCAGACCTAAATACAATTTCCAAACCGTTGGCTGCGTTAGCTGGAAGATTTGTAAAAGTTAACGTAAACAGTGTTGCCGTGTTCGTTATTGCTGTTGCATTGGTAGAAATGTTGGTGGTGGATGAAAAGTTATCCACCGAGTTTGCATAGTTTAAAAATACAGAGTTTGTAACCGTTCCGGCTGTTGTGGTTACAGACGCCATAAAACTAAGAGTTACGGTCTTACCACCTAAGTCTCCGCAATTTAGGCTTTCAATTCGGTGTTTAAAATCTTGAAACTCACCAGAGCCGTAAGAACCGGCAGCGTTAACAACAAATGCTCCGCCATAGTTTGTATTAGCGGCAAGGTTGACAGTTGTTGAACCTGACCCAGTTCTGTCAAGTCTCCACCGGTCAACTGTGTACCCATTAAACGGAGACCCGCTGAAGCTGGTTCCGCGTTGCGCTACCTGCATGTTCCCGTTTATAACGCGGTTCCGCATTCCAAGCTCATAGCCAGAATTGGCAAGTTTTGCTGTTGGGAGCAGCCCAACAGTTCCCGCAGAAAGAGGCAACCCCGTTGCGTTTGTCAGAACAACAGACACTGGTGTCCCAAGATTAGGTGCCACAAGCGTTGCGCCATTTGACAACACGATTGCGCCAGTACCAGTGTACGAGCTGGCATTGCCAATGTTGTCCGAAGTCCAGATCAAAGCATCAACGCTGTCTCTCAGCTCAAACTTATAAAGGCTGTTTGCAAGCCAAACGCTTGCTTCGCCACGAGAGTCCAGAATGATAGGGTTGGTGTTGGCCGAGGTGCCAGTGGAGTCCGTGTAGGTGGCAAGAGGGGTTGTTGTGCCTGCCGCGTATGTGTACAGTCTTCCCCCAACCAGCGGTATTCCGCTAGCAGTGAAGAATTGCATTTTTGGGCTTGGGGTAAGTGATGCCATTTTTAACCCGTTGTAAGATTGACTTTAAACGCAGTCAGGATTGCGGAATAGGTTGATGGTATTGCAGGGGGGCCAACAGCAGAAGCATAGTTTTTGATTGTGATCGTAGCCGCCGATGGCAGCCACACAAGCTCAACATAATTTCCAGCAGCAAGCGTAACAAAAAAGTTCCACCCAATGATGATGTGACCATCGCCGCCAGCATGTTTTCCTGGAACCCAAACATACCCGTTTGAACCTGCCACATCAGCGCCATTTACTCTAAACCAGATGTTTACATCTCCTTGCGTGGATGTGCTGTTTTCTAGTTGCAGACTGAACTGGAAGTTGTATACCCCCGCCTCGTTCACATAAATGCGCGATGTAGTTGCGCCGACGTAGATCCCACTGGTGATATCGGTAGAGTTAAAGGTTATCGTCGTTGCAGTAGTCGTTGATCCGGTCTGTGTAGTCGTATCGAAGAACGAGCCATACGGGATTGGATGAGCTTCCAATGGCTTTGGCAACAACTTTAGTCCGTTCAGATCCGATTGCATCTGTTCAATGCAAGCATTTGGATATGACGATTGAGACACTTTTAGTGCATCAACCTCCGATTGCATGTAGTCAGCATACGAATCCAAATATGTAACTTCACCCAACTTCAACGAGTTAATTTCGCCTTGTAGCGAGTTTACTTGTTCTGGCAGATACGACAATTGAGCCTGACTGTATGAATCATTCAGGTCGCCAAAATCAACTTGTGACTGAGGCGCAAGTTGCAGATCTGTCAGCGTCACATCGCTTGACCCGCTGCCTGTCAGTCGAAATAGGTTCAGCAAAAAACGATACCACTCACGCGACATCAACCCAGTCCGCTCGTCAATGACGGGAACCCGAGGTGGGGGTATGTTGGTGATATCAAGCATTGGTGCCGCTCGCTAGCAGTTCTGCACCCATGATAGAGATCTTTACCGGGTCTGTGCCGGAAATCTCATAGACACGATCACGCAATTTCTGTGTCATACCGAGTCGTCTCCAAAGAACACGAGTTCCGAACTCGCCAATGCGCCCCATTGATTTGGCGTGGTAGTTGCTCCAAGTGTGGCCGCCATCATCTGACCACCGCAAAGAAACGGTCGGGTTTGCGCCCACTGTTGTAGGCGTATCGGCAAGCAAATCTTCGCTTGTTTCTGTCAGCAATTCAAAACCGGATTCGGTTGATAACTGAATTTCTTCAAACGGGTCAATACCGTTAAGTCCAATGCCCGACTCACAATCCAACTGCAACGAATGGTGAGCAGTACGTTTCAGGTTGTTCTTGCCTGTGTCCAATGCTCGCCAGGACCTGAGCCACTTCTGGACTGCTCCGTCGTCTGAGTACACATCAAGGTCAAAAGCGTAAATCCGACCGTCCTCAAAGTCGCCAACGATGACTTCACTATTAAAATTCATCTGGCAGTTGGAACGATGCCGAATGAACGCCCCATCTACAAACCCAGCCCGCTCATGCCATGCCTGGGTGGATACGTCGTACACCCACGTCCGATTGGCCG